CTAGGCTTATCAATATCTATGATTGTCATTTTACAAGTCGTTTGCACAAACATTTCTTTAATTAAAAAGTCTTTGTAAGTACAATAAGCATAGAGACCATTTTTATTTAAAACCTCCATGGCTACTGATTGTACTGCGTCATGTTCAAGTGGGTTGAAATTCATACCACCTTTTTTCTCAGTTTTCTTAACCATTCTAGCTTCTTCTGAAGCTGTCTTTAGTTTTTGATATATATTCTTTGTCAAATTGTTCCTTCCTTTCTTGCGTTTTTAATAATTTCTTCTTGTTCTTTTTCCTTCTCATCATCATAAACTTCTTTAGCCTTGTCCTTGATCATCTTTTCCAAGACCTCACTATTTATAATTCTTTTTATATCTTCAGGCGATAAACCATCATAAGTTTTCATAAAAGTTCTCCAGTTTTTTTATATCCCCTTCATCTATGCTTTTAAGCATAAAGTTTCTTTTATAGTGTCTGATGTCAGACCAATCTATCCCAATCATCATGGCTAACTTCTTAATACTTCCGTCAGCTATCCTAAGCATTTCTTGTCTTTGAATATTGATTTGAATAAACTTATTAAAGAAATAGTTAATGCCTTCAGGGGATAGTTCCCAACAATTTTTTGCGTCAAATATTTTATAATGATCATCATAACCATAAATTAAATGTGGTTTATATTCATGATTAAAGTGCTTTGAATAGACAGCAACTTGAATACAATGCGTAAATTGTGGTGAATTAATTTTTTGTGGTCTTACATAAGTGTAAGGTTTTTTCTTTTGTGTTAGTGGGTTTGGGTTCTTTTTAACTGAACCAAATCTATTCTTATGTTCTGAAAACATTTTAAATTCATCATTAAAACAATCAATATAACCTTCACAAGCTACACCTAAAGTCTTCTTCATATATTGTTCATCATACCAATCAGAAAAAGGCTTTTCTTTATCCCAACCTTTAGGAAAAGATTTGCCTGATATTTCTTTTACTGCGTCTAAATGATTTTGAACATACCCTACTATTCTATCTGCTAAAAATTCTGCTTTAGCTTGATCGTTTTCTGCGTAGTTTTTACCTTTAATAAAGTTCCTAAACTTAGCTTCAACATCTTCTATTTTATATATGCCAATCAATATAGCTTGAAAGTAATCATGGACAAAAGTACCTGCATTAAAACTAATACTATCAGCTTCTTTTTTAAATTCTAAATGTTTGGAAAGATGATACTTTAAAAAGTACATCCAATTACTTAGTGTTGTTTGGCTACATGAGATTGTTGATTTATTAAAATCTCCTTTAGTCCAAGCTAAGTCTGTAAATCTTTCTTTTTGAATACCCTTCATTTACAATCTATTTACAGATTGTTTATAAATAAGTCAATATAAGAATTGATTAAATTTAATTTATATTATACTGATTTGGGATAAGTATGGAGCTTGAAAAAATACAGTTAAATTGGGAAGAAATATTATCAGGTGGTTTAACTGGAATGTTAAGGCAAACAGAGAGCATGAGACAGAATATAAGTTGGGGTCATAATGCTAACTTCAACCTGTACGATAAGTGGGGTATGACCATTTCAGGTTCTTTATGTGAGATGGCTTTAGCTAAAAAGATGTCGTCTTATTTTGGACATACTGTAAATAATTTTCATGGCTCAGATTTAATCATAGATAATAAATGTGTCCAAGTTAGGTCTCAGCTTATGACTAAAAAAACCAATAATCTTATCATAAGACAAGGCTATAAGAAAACTGATTATTACTTTCTTGTTGGAGACGATACCCCTACATATAGATTTTTCGGCTACATTCCACCACTAGATATAGAAAAACATGGTCAATGGACTAACTTTAATAAAACTGATAGACCCTATGTTTGGTCAGTTCCCATTGATAAACTTAAACCATTAAAGCAATTTAAATATGAAAAGCACACCTACAAATAAAGCCTTCTTTAAACTAGACCATGAATTACTGGACAACATGGTTCTTAAACCAGTTGAGAAATGCCTTTTAATGCTCCTCACAAGGCTCAGGACTGCTCCTAATGGTTGTTGTCCTAGTCATACCTATCTAAAGAGAAGATTGTCTATTAAACATAAGAATACTTTAATTAGGCATTTGGACAGACTACAACTATTTGGCTATATTACATGGTTAAATAGGGGGAAGAATAAGACTAATAAATATTACTTTAGAGATGATGAAGGCTTCCAATCTATTATTACAAGAAACATTAATTTAAGAAAGAAAATGTCATTACAACAAAAAGAATTATATGAGGAAAGAAGATTGAGAAAAGGAATAAATACTAACAAAGTTATTCTTATTAACAGTAAGAAGATATAGTTTTGGGAGGTATAAAAATTNTACCNANNGNAGGTATAAAAACTATACCTGAATAAAGATATACTATTAATATATACTAGTTAGCAGTTATGGAAAATAAGCAGTTTAAGTATCTTTTAGATAAAGTTAGAAAGTCTTCCAATGTAGCCTATAATTTGGCTATTAGAAGGAATAAAGCTAATAAGCCTAAAAACCCCCCCCTGATTAACTTACTTAGACATTTAGATAATCAGAATACACCTGAAATAGTTATAGACAGAATAGTCATGGAATATTGGGAAGCTGTTGAAAAAGACCCAAAGTTTGAAAAAGAGATTGCAGATAAAATCAGGATCAAGTATAGTGGCAAGGTTTAGACACAATATCTAGGTATTAAAAAACAGTATCTCAATACTGTTCGGATCTAGCCAGTTATTTCTTACCCTTTCAAATACTGGCTAATCCTCCTTTAAATTTTCTTCTTTTTCTAATACTAATTCAAGGTCATGTTTTGAACAATCCATTCTTGAATGAAGCCCAATCATTTCTTTATCTAAATCAGAAATAACACAATGGCTTCTATCCTTAGTTGGAGCTTGTAAAACAAACCCATGAATACCTTTGACAGTATGATAAACAATATCCCCTTTTTTAATCATAATAGTCTTCTTCTAGTTTTCTAGGATCAATATTATATTTCTTAATTAATTTATTATATAAACTATGCTTCCCCTTTTCCCTGCATTTCTTAATTAAGCTCAATAGTTTAAATATAAAAAATGTATTTTTATTCATCATCTTTAGTCCAATCACCACCATATTCTGTTTGAACATCATCTCCTATTTCTGTTCCAGTAAAGGTAGCTTTAAACCTTTTATCTTTCTCACCACCTACATAAGTATATCCATCTGTAAGACTACAACCTAAAGCTATTTCTTGAACTTGTTCTTTTTTTAGCTCTACATCACTTTCAATCTCATAGCTTCTAGTGTCTTGTGAATACTCATCATAAGTATAAAAGTATTTTTTCTTAGCTAGATCATCTTTCTTTATTTTCTTTAAGTCCTCACTTGCTTTTATCATTGTTCCTATATTCATATTTTCCCCTTCCATAGTTGTTGTTGTATTATTGCTTTTCCTATTCTTCTATTTAAATGAGTTTCTTCTATGTTCTTAACTATAGACCCTGATAAGACTTCATCAGGTTCTATTGCTTCATTTAAATTCTTAATCAAAGAACCCCTGTGCTTCTCTGTATTTTCTTCTTCTTTCATTATCCCTTCTTTTCTTCTCATTGACTTTAAGACTAATTGCAAAGACAATAATTGTCAATAGCAATAATTGAAAACCTTTGTCAGCTATCATATTCAAAAAAACTTCTTTCATCATGTGATTACCTCTATTAGTGTTAAAAAAATAACTACTTGCATGGCTATATATAATAACCAATGCAAATAGTTTTTTGTAGGTTCAAACTTCATTTATTTAAAAACCCCTACTTGCTAGAACTGATTGCTCATACATTATTGCAAATTCTAAGCCATAGAAAAGCAAGAAGTACATGAACGCAAAAAATATTATTCCTTCAATTATTGTTTTCATATTTCCCCCTTTAATTGTATTGTGGTAGTTGTAGCCAAAATTTAACAATAAAGAAAATAAACATTGTTAAACCTAGAGCCAAATTTATGTGTATTGCTATGACTAAGCCTAGAAAAGCCATAGCAAAATGTAAAGCGAACATAAATGATTTAATCATTAAGCAACCTTTTTTTCTTCTTCTTGATCTAAAAGTTTTTTACAAGTTTCTTCAACTGACCACCAAGCAAGAGCATTTTTGAATGTATCTTCTGATGAAATATTTTTACAGCCGTTCCAATTACTCATGTTAAAAGGAATTGAAAAACCTGATTGAGAGCTATCTTCGTCAAGCATTTCCCATATTTCATCTTTAAACTCATCATAAAATTTAACAGTATCATTGTAATAAATTAATGATGAAACACAGCCATTGACACAACCATGTGTTATTACTTCTTTAGGGTTTAAAGTTTCATCTTTTACTTCTTCAAGCACCCATTCTTTTATTGTTTTTTTACTCATTATTTCCCCTTCGTTTTTAGTTGTTGTTTTGCTTGTTTTTTTGTATATATTAGTCATGCAAGCTATTATTACTATAATGTCAATGGCTTGTCAATAGATAAGATTAAATAAATATCATGGCTAATAAAATAAAATTCAATCAATCGACAATAGAATATGTTATTTCTCAGGTTGCAATAGGCAGGAGCATAAAGAAGATCCTTGAAGATGAGCAAGTCAATGCTAGTTGGGAAGGCTGGAGGAAGTTATTACATAAAAAACCAGCAGTAAAAAAAGAATATGAATTGGCACAACAAGACGGAATTGATTACCTTTTATCTTCTTGTACTGATCAGCTTCAATCAACTATTAATGAATTTAAGATAAATGGAAAAGGCGATCTAGCAATATCTCACTTAATTAAGGAGATTGTCGGCTTAACTAAGTGGAAGGCAAGTCATTTAATTAGTAAATATTCATCAAAAACTAACGTAAGTTTGTCAAATCATAATGATAAGCCTTTAGTTGTTAAATGGCAAAAATAAACTCAATCATTAAATAAGCTAAGTAAATCAATATTAAGGTGTGTTTTGTTCGTACCTTCTTACACAAAGTTGTCCATCAATCATATAGAAATAAAAAAAAATATATCTCAGCTACAGATTGAACAACACTAATACAGATTGTTTTCTTCTAGTAATGGTTTGTTCTGATACTTTATGATTATGACTACTAATTAGAAGTTGCGTTGTTTTTAGGGGGGTTTTAGAAAGACCCCATACGCTAAAATTTTTTTGACGCTGGTTGTTATTACGTTAGGAGGTATGTATAGTTAAATTACAAGGCTTTTTATGGAAGATTACAAATCAAAGATTTATGCAATAGTTCTTATCTCAGAAAAGACTAATACTGTCTCAGTTCATTTTGACGGATTTGAAGATGCTTATGATGCTAAAGACTTTAGCAATTATCTTATGGAAGAACTAAATATAGAAGACTTGAAT